GAAACATTTATGCGAGAGTGGCTAGCTCTAGTAGAGAGTAAGTCAGGAGAGCGAGGAGTATTTAACCGTGAAGCATCTAAGAAACAAGCTGCTAAGTATGGCAGACGTGATCCTAACCATGACTTCGGGACCAACCCATGTTCTGAGATCATATTATTGCCGTATCAGTTCTGTAATCTTACGGAAGTTGTGGTACGTGCTACAGATAGTGTGGAAGACTTGGAACGAAAAGTCAAGTTGGCAACAATTCTGGGAACTATCCAGTCCACCTACACTAAGTTCCCGTATCTGCGAAAGGTGTGGCGAGACAATACTGAGGCAGAACGATTGCTTGGAGTGTCGCTAACAGGTATCATGGATAACCCATTGATGACTTCAAAGAACAAAGGATTGGAGAAGACCCTTGAACACTTACGAAATGTCGCAGTTGATACTAATACTCTTTGGGCTGAACGTCTTGGTATCCCTGTATCTGCTTCTATCACTTGCGTTAAACCATCTGGGACGGTATCACAACTTGTGGACTCTGCTAGTGGCATCCATGCTCGTCATAACCCTTATTACATTCGGACTGTACGGGGAGATAACAAAGACCCTCTTACCCAGTTCATGATTGATCAAGGCATCCCTGCTGAGCCTTGTGTATTTAAGGGTGATACAACTACAGTGTTTAGCTTCCCTCAGAAGTCACCTAACAAAGCTGTAACACGTAATGACATGACAGCTATTGAACAACTAGAGACATGGCTTACATATCAGCGACACTGGTGTGAGCATAAACCATCGGTGACTATCTCAGTACGGGATTCTGAATGGCTAGCTGTAGGTGCGTTTGTGTATGAACACTTTGACGAGATGTCAGGCGTATCATTCCTACCACACAGTGATCATACTTATCAGCAAGCACCATACCAAGACTGCACAAAGCAAGAGTATGAAGAGCTACTGAAGCTAATGCCTAAGCGTATTGATTGGTCTAAGCTTAACGAGTATGAGCAGGAAGATAACACTGTAGCAATGCAGACAATGGCTTGCTCTGGCGATAGCTGTGAGATAGTAGACCTAGTATGAACCAGTACGTTGTAGTAGGTAGAGCCGACTGTATGTACTGCAGCAAAGCTGTAGGGCTTATAAGAGACAACGGGGGAGTGGTAAGTTACTACTCTCTCAACGATTCAAAGTGGGTACTTGACTTATTTAAGAAAGCTGATATACGTACAGTACCACAAGTTTGGACAATAGGTGGCGACTACATTGGTGGCTACCAAGAACTAGAGAAACATATAGAAGGAGATTAATATGTTCGCAACAGTAGTATCAACGTTTGTAACCTTTATGGTTACTGTAGGTGTCATTCAGGATGTAGCAATGCCAGCAGGTGAATATGCTATTGAGAAAGGCACAGATGCTTACGTAGCAGGTAAAGAACTAATCGTCGGCACAGAAGCTGACTAAGGTTGTAAGGCTCAGCGTTAAGGCGCTGGGCTTTTCTTTAACGAGGAGAATGTTATGAGTAACTGTACAAAGTGTGATATTATATTAAGTGATGATAACTGGTTACCTAGTTGTCAGCGTAAACATTATTATATATGTCAGCCTTGTCATAAAAAAATGAATGACAAGAAAAACCCTTATCAAAACAAACAAAACCTTTACATAAACGGTAAATACGTTTCTCGTAAAGACCCTCGTTATAAGATATTTAAACCAGGCCATTATAAAAACATAAACGATGCTATATTTGAGCAATCAGAAATAAGCAATATTAAAGAAGGGTACGTTTATGTTATAACAAACAAGGCATGGCCTGATTGGGTTAAGATAGGTATGGCTATTGATGCAGAAGATCGTTGTAACGGTTATCAAACTAGCAGCCCACACCGTGACTACATACTAGAACATAGTGTAAGCTCTAACAATAGACGTAAGTCAGAGCAAGAAGCACATACTAGAGCAGCTAAAATTGCAGAGGAAGTAAACGGAGAGTGGTTTAAACTAACTGTAAAACAAGCAATAGAGGTACTAGATAACTTAGATGAACATAGACTTGGAACCACCGAAGAAGCAAACACGGACACGCCGAAAGACAAACTACAAGAACAGCCAATCCAAGAAGACCTCTGGACTTATACCCAAAACAAAAAGACAGCGTGAGTTTCTTGACCATCTGAAGACATACAATCAGGTGTTTGTACTTGGACCTGCAGGGACTGGTAAGACCTACGTCACAGCAACCTATGCAGCAGACTTGTACACTACCAAAGAGATTGACAAGATCGTTATCACACGCCCTCACGTAGCTGTAGGTAAGGACATTGGGTTCCTACCTGGTAGCTTAGAGGAGAAGGTTTACCCTTGGGCGTTACCTGTGCTTGACGTGTTAGAGAAACACTGGGGTAAGGGTATGTTAGAGACAGCCATAAAGAACAACAATGTAGAGATGGCTCCTCTAGCTTTGATGCGTGGGCGTAGCTTTGATAATGCATTCATTATAGTAGATGAAACGCAGAACATTACTACACATGAGCTTAAGATGTTGTTGACTCGTGTAGGTGAAGGTAGTACTATTGTGCTTAATGGTGACATACAACAGTCAGACTTAAAGGAAGGTGATGGTCTGTCTAAAGTTATTCACCTAGCAAAGAAACACATGATACCTGTACCTGTTGTGGAGTTTGGTGTGGATGACATTATACGTAGTGACATCTGTGCACAATGGGTGAAGGTGTTTATGAAGGAAGGTATATGACACTAGAGAAAGAGGCAGAAGCGTTTATCTCTGGGAGACAGAAACAGTTTAGGGCAGGGTTACAAGAAGGTGTTAAGAATCTACGGCAATACATAGTAGATAACTTACACAGCACTGAAGAGAAACACGAAGCACTTAAGAACTTAGTAGAGGTGCAGATGTGGGCAGAACGAAGTGCAGCAATACATGGTATTAAAAAGTAAAGGGGCCGCTTGGCCCCTCTTCTTATTCGTATACATCTTTTAAGTAGTCCACGTAGTCCATAAAGAACTGTAACTCTGAGTACGACATATCCTCTACCGTACCCCTGAAGTTAAACCTGTCACGCATTGCATCAAGAGCTTTATTGCGTAGCTCTTTGTTACCGTGTGAGCTAGCCTTACGTTTGATAGCTAGCATACGCTTCTCTGGTGCAGCATACTTTTGTAGAGATTTACGTACACGAGATTTAACATCTGACAATGTACTCTTCAGCATAGCACGTTTACCAATCAGATCAGCATTAGCAAAATCAGGATCACGTAGTAGCTTATCTGTTGCACGTTCTAGTACAGGAGCTAGTGTCTCGTTAAACACTTTATCGTAGGCTGCAATCTGTGAACGCTCATTGGCTGTCCAAGGTTGCATCTGTGCCATAGAGTACACCTTCTCTGTAGCTGTGCGTCCAGGCTTGACTGTGACACCGAAGATACGAGCCATTGGGTTAGCGTCTTGTATCTTACCTTGACGTGTAGCAACCCGTAGCTCTTCACCAGTAACACTATCAGCTTTATCAGTGAATGCTTCAATGACGTTATCAAAGTATTTAGTAGCAGCCTGAGTGAATATCTCTCCACTACCTTCTGCTTGACGTACATCTTTAACTACATCTGTGTCAGTGATAAACCCTGTAAGTTTATTGACTGCATCTAACGGACGTGTGAAACCAGCGAAGTAGTTACCTGTCATCTTAGATACTGCATCAAAGCTAGCCTTACTTGCTGTGATGTCTTGGTTAAGGAATGAGTCAACGATACGTGTTAAGTCATTACCAAACTGTACGTCACTAGCTAACTGTCCAACAGCTAACTGCTCTGTAAGCTCTTTAGTTAACTCAGTAGGAACCTCTTCACCTCTACGGCGTAGGTTACCTACACGTCCTGCAGCTAGCCACAACGAGAATGGATAAGTGTTCTTAGCATCAATGATAGTACCACCACCAGCATCAATCTCAAACGTACCTAAGTTCTTCTTCCTACGCTCTTCATCGTAGTGCATAGCTAGACCCAGCGCACTTACACCCACTAAGCTACGTGATGCAGCTTCTACTGTTTCGATATTACGCTTCTCAGCTTTAGCAATAGCAGACATAACTTCTACTGCACCGCCTACACTCCACTGATATGATGTAGCAATAACGTTATTGAAGAAACGCCCGAAGGGTAGGACTGTACCAAGTAGCGGAATGTTAGAGATGCTCTCAGTAAACTTAGCAGCTTGACTTAGGAGTTGATCATCAGTCGTATAGTCTTTCGAGAATACAGACTTGAGTGTTGTGTCCAATGCACTGCCAAGAACGCTGTCATCAATAAGGTCAATATCGCCATCGTTAAGTACGTCCTTTAAACTTTTATCTTTCTTTAATCGTAGATACTTGTCTAGCTCAGTCATAAACATCTGTGACTTAGTGAATGTATCTTGGATACGCACACCAGTAAGACGGTTAGCTGCGTTAGTGACAGTCTCTACTTGTTTGAACCACGGTGCTTCAGGATCAATACCAAAGCGTTTACCTGAACGTTCAACACCACCTGTTACAGATTCAAACAACACCTTCTCAATGTCTTTGTACTGAGATAGGAACTGCATGTATGCATCGTGTGTAGTGTAAGGGTCTCTCAAGTTACGCATCTTTTGCGCTTGAATGTTCTTGTACACATTAGCTACACGTAATGCTTCACGCCCACGCTTAGTGAAGTTACCACCCAGCGCAAGTCCGTACACTAGGTTAGAACCCCCAGTGAATACATCAGCCATAGTAGAACCCATGTAGAACTGAGAGAAACCAGCAACGTTCAATGCTGTAGTAGCAGGTGAAGATACAAGCAATCTACGCCACACTGACTGAGTGTAAGCACCTAGCTGCATAGACTTCTTACCTGTAGCTTTCGCAAGCTCTTCTTCCATAGCGTCATTAGCTTGTGGGTTACGCACTAGGTTATCCATTGCACGTTGACCATGTACAACACCAGCATCAATAGTCTTACGTGTCTGTGACATCACGTTACCAAGCTGCATACCGTTACGTACTTTAGATGCGATAAGATCGCCTAGCTCTTGTGCTACAGTAGTAGTATCGCCCAGTGTATAACCTACGAGAGGCTGCATACGCTTAGAGATACCTTGTAGTTCATCTTGTGGCATCTGCTTAAGAACGTTAGTCATTACATCTGTGACACGTAGGTTCTTGTTTAGCTTCATGCCATTGTCTTTGAACACTTTAGCTAGACCACCCTTACCATCTGTGCCTAACATAATGTCATGCAGTAGTTCAGCAGGTAGCATAGATGTTTGGAATAGGTTATCACCACGCTTCCACTTAGACTCCCAGCCATCAAGTGTTTCATTGATGTGCTTGGTTACACGCTTCACTTCTTTCTTAGGTAAAGCAATAAGGGTAGCAGCTTCAATGTCTGACTCTAGCTCAGCATTACGTTTAGCTTTACGTAGCTGTAGCTCTGTGTCTGACAGACCACTAGCACCTTTAAACTTACCACCAATGAGTTGTGCTCCTCCCCCTACAGCACCAAGAAAGGAACTAAAGCCTGTCTGTAATGCGCTGTACTCTTCTTGTGCACCTACGTCTAGCATGACGTTTTGTATCTGGTAGTCGTTAAGCATAGCGAAAGATGCATCTAATGCTGTAGTAGCATACAAAGACTTGCGTACACCTTCTCTGCCACGCTCTTCCAGGAACTCTTTCTGTGCTTTCTTCTTAGCGTTAAGCATGTAGTTCTGCTTCTCACGCAATGCTACACGTTCACGTAACTTCTTAGCTGCACTACCCTTAACGCCTTTCTCTGCTAGGCGCTGGGCTACACGTTCTGCAGCTTCTTTAGATGCTTTCTGTGCAGCCTGACGGGTAGCACCAGACTTGATAGCATTCTGTCCTGCTTCAATAGCTGCACGTTTAACTAGCTCTTTACCACCTTGTGTGATACCCAGCGCTGCAGCTTTACCTACACCACCTGTAAGCAAACCAATGTAGTTAGATGGGTCAGTAGCTGCAGCACCAATGTAGTCAAACACACCGTCTACTGCACCAAAGAAACCATCGTTAACAAACACGTTGCCTAGCTGATCATACAACTGATAAGCATCACGAGCTATACGCTTGTCATCCTCTGATGCATTACTGATATGGCGTACCTCACCACTGGTACTTACAAGGTTTGTGTTGAAGCTACGCATATGATCTACAAAGTCTTCAACTACATCTTCATCAGCTTTGTCTTTGTAGTCTACACCTTTACGTGAGATCATATAGTTACGAATCTTAGACAGGTTGTCTTGCTTATAGAAGTCTTTCTTCTTAAGCTTAGCACCCATGTCTATTACAGTGTCTTCCTCCTCTGCTTCCTTACGTCTACGTACAGAGTACTTATTAAGGAAGTCATTAGCATCACCTACTTTAGGTGTCTCTCCAAGTATTTCATTTGTTTGTTCTTCTGCCGCTTTACCAGCCGAAAGTATTTCTTGTATTGTCTTAGCCATTACTTAGAACCTTCTTCAACTGATACACTAGAAAGCCTTTATTGAACGGTAGAGTCTTGTTGTTCTCGTCTGCCCAATCAGCTAGTAGACCAAACAACTCAGCATCATCAGGCTCACCTTCTACTTTATCTTTCATATATTCAAAGATGTCATCACCTTCTTCAGTAAGAACCTGTAAGTCTAACTCTGTGATCTGACCTGAGTCAAGACCTTCTTGTAATGCTTCTTGTGTGATACCGAAGCGATCCATAGTCTTCTCACGGATGCTACGAGTGTCAGGGCGAAGCTTGGGTTTAATAGGTGACATGATACCTTCAGACTCTTGTTCATCTTCTGGTCCTTCTACTGTAACAGCTTCTTTAGCCTCTTCACCGTACATCTTTTGTAGGCGTTTAGCTGTCATAGTTTTGCTTGGCATGTCTTCATCTACACCAAACTCAGATACAGAGACACCACCTTGCTCAGCAGCTAGTCGTTGATCAGAGATATACTTAAGGTCTTCACCTTTTACTTTGAACGTACCTAAACCAGAAATGTTTATCTTGTACATTGCGTCTGGGTTAGCGTTACGCTTAAGTTCTACTTGTGCAAAACCTTCCTCTGATGCAAACATGGTACGCATACCACCAATATTACTACGAGGTAGTCCTGCAGCTTCACGTTCATTAGGAGTCATATCTTCCCACTCTTCACGTGTAACAGATGTAGGGTCTACGTTTACTGCGTCTTCAGGTAGAGGTGTATTCAAGTCACGGCTTATAACACCAGTACTTACATAGTTAGTAAACTCGTTATGGATAAGCTGTGCCTCTTCTTGACTGAATGTCATATCACCTGCTGTAGCACTCTGTACCACACCGTTCTCACCTAGATCAAAGGTTACCTCTACAGTATTACCCCCTTCATCATTAAGAATGTCTGGGTGAGACATAGTGACAGTGTTCTCAGTTTTAGTTACAGTACCACCTGTCTCTTCAATCTTAGCTGCTGAAGTTTGATCAACCTCTTCTTTGATAGCAGGGCTTAGTGTATCACGTAGGTCAGTGACATACTCTTCACCCATGTACGTAGTCATCAAGTCATCCAAGCCTGTTAGAGCTTGTGTGCCAAACTTTGTGATAGCCTGATCAAAGATAGGACCGAATGTCTCACGGTTCTTACGTTGAATAACTTCTAGTGCATTTTTACGTGCAGTCTGCTCTTCAGCAAGGTCTGTAGTAGGTGATATTTCTTTCAACACCTGACGTGCTGCAGCATACTCAGAGTCCATCTCTTCTAGTGCTTCGATCTGTGTAAGAATATCAGCTTGAACACCCATACGTGCATTGTTGTCAAAGCGTTTAAAGTCTGTGAATGTAGCAAACGTAGAAGGGATAACAGCTTGGTAGTCACTCAATGCAGCTAGCTCATTAATATCAGCAGCAGTCATACCTTCATACATAGCGCTACTGTCTAGTTTAGCTTTAGTGCGTTTCATTGCAGCGTCACCGCTTACACGATCCCAGAAACCTACTTCAGCTTCTTCGCCTACGCCTACGTTAGGAGAGTACAAACCATAAGAACGCTTTACGTACTCGTCTAGCTCCATGTCTACAGGAGAGAAGTCTTTAGGCATACGGATAATACTGTCTACATCTGCACTTGTAAGAGGTTTACCTCCACCTGCTGCAACAGCTTCTTGTACTTTAGTAGACAGTTCTACAATAGCGTTAGGACCAGAGGCAATAGCAGCTTGTATCTGATCATCACTAACACCATTGTCTTTGAGCATAGTAGCTACACCCATGATCTTATTTACTGTAGCATTACGCTGAGAGATTTTAAGAACGTTACGCTTAGCTAAGTCTTCTTGCTCTGTCTCGTACTCACGAGCTTCTCTCTTCTTCTCTTTAATGTTAGTTGCTGCAGTTTCCATAAACCCTTCAGCAAAGGCCATCCAGTCAAAACTCATAATTAAGCCTCCTTAGCCATCAGGCCCATAGGTTCAGCAGACTCGCTTACTTCCATGTCCATCTCTGCATCTTCTGTTGTTGCTTCTACATCTTCTTCGTTAAGCGTAGTCTGTATCTCTTGTAGCATAGCTGTACCAGGATCGTCTTGCTTTGTACCTGCATCAGCTAAGGCTAGCTCTAGTGCAGTCTGCAAGCGTTGCTTCTCACGCTCTTTGAGAGCTTCTTCAGGGCTAGTAATATCATCACGTACTTCAATGCCGTAGCTTGTCATAGCAGCTTTAATGAATGCGTGGATAACTGGTGCAATGATAATGCTTACATCTACAGAATGCAAACCATTCATAACACCTGTAGTTAGCAATGTCTTAACGAATGGTGCAACAGGCATACCGCCACCAAGCACAACAGACAAGTCATCCATTACGTCTTCATCAGCTAACTTGTTAATGTAATAACGTGTAGCCTCTTCTGGTTCTGCCATCTCTGGTGGGTTCTCCCAAGGCCAGTTCTTAGGTTGATCCGTAAGGGACTGACCTGGTACAGGTGCTTCAAGAAATGATGCCATTTTAATTATACCTTATTTAGTGAATCCAGCGCCAAAGTAAAGTCCTACAATGGCTGATACGATATGTGTGTCTAGTGGAGTTATTACAAAGCCTTTAGCCATCTTCCACTGTATTGCTTCATCAGGTCCAAACAACCAAGCTAACGGACCACCAGTAGCTTCAGTGTACCCTACATATACGCTAACATCAGGATACCATACAGCGACTAGCTTTGGCAAGACAATAATAGAGAATACAGCAGATAAAGCTATGAGCCTACGTGTCCAAGCAAAGTGTTTATCATTCTTACCTGCGTCACGTGCATCAGCTACAGCACTACGGTTAAACTCTGCACGTTGCATGAGCATCTCGTTCTGCATCTGACGGGCTTTCATGGACTGCCCCCAGATAGACATAACCCCACCTAGCACGGTGGAGAACAACATTGTAATTAACTCTAGGGGTAAACCGAACATTATGTGTCACCACTTTGTGGTACACCAGAGACTGTAGCATCTGCTAAAGGCAGCACAGACGAAACATCATCTAACCCTGATATAATACCAGCATAGTATAGTTCTTTAGCAACACGGTTATCCATACCTGCTGTGTTTTTACCTGAGTCTTTTCTACGCATTTGCTTCGCAAACTCTTTTGCGTTACCATCTTTTGCAGCTTGTAATACTTTAGTCCAACCTGTACCTGCTTTTGCACCACCTACATTATAGGCTAAAGATGTTAAAGCGTTTTGATATTTATAGTCTAGTTCATCCCATGTAATACCTAGCTTTTTAAGCTTTGCATCCCATCCCTCTTTTCCATCGTAACCATTACGTGCTAAGGCTAGTTCTGCAGCCATGTCTTTGTTAAGTATTTCTACTTTTTGTGCTTCTGTTAGTTTTATGTATGTACCATCTTCATTCTTAAACTTGATACCATGTATTTCACCAGATGCTTCTTCTGAAGATTTTACTTTGTGACCAAACCCTACATCTTTACTACGTTGTGCTTCAGGTATATCTTTCTCAGCCGTATCATTTGTTGGTTTTGGTACAGAGCCGTGATCTGTTTCTGCTTTTTGTCCTATGTCGAGATAAAACTGAGAAGTCTTTTCTTTAATAGACTCTTCTATAGGGTTGAAGTTAACATCTCCTATACGAGGTTTCTCTGGTGTCTCTCCCTTAATATCAAGGCGAGGACTCATTAAGCCTTTCCCATCGGTAGGCTGCACCCCATCAGCATCAAGAGGCTCAGTGTCAATAGTACCAGGATCAATATCTTCTGCCAGTTCTTCAAGAGGTCCAACATTAGTTAATTTACCTTCTTCCGTATCTGTGACATCTTTAAGCTCTCCTTCTAAAGGCTGACCAAACTCTGTTGTAGCTACTTCACGTAAGTTCTTAGCTTGTGCATCTGTCATCTCTTCACGTGTGTCTACATCTATTTCATCAAAGTAGTCTAACGAAGGTGTCTCTGTATCCTCAGATAATAAACTATCTAGCGCATCAAACTCACGTAGGACATCCTCTTTAGTACGATCCTTGTCAATCTCTTTAGCTGTAAGAACACGATCACCCTCTTCTGCGTTATCGAAGTAAGTCACGATAGCATCATACATACTTTCGTAGAAGCCTTTATCCATAGGCTCTTGTTCATCAGCAGGTTTAGCACCAATACCTGCAGGTACAGCACCTTCTTGGGATACTTCTCTTAGTTTATCTTTAGCTCTAGTCCCCAAGCTAAACATATCATAGTTAAATTCTGCCATGTTTTATTATCCTGTTACGATAGCGCCAATGATAGTACCCGCAGCTTTAGCAAACCCAGCGCTTTTAGTAGCTGCTGCTGTATCTTTAGCTGCATTGCTAATCATGTTTTGTACAGCAATGCTTGTAGCACGGTCAGCGTTATTGTTAGCTGTCTGGAATGCGAAGCTCATGATGTCACGCTCACGCTGCCATATCTGACTCATGTTTAATTCTGTAAGACCATTTATAGTACGAGCAAACTCAGCATTACTTTCATTCAGTGCGGCAGTGTTTAATGTAGCAATATTCTGTCTCCACTGTGCATTAGACTGCGCAACTACAAGACCGTTCTGTGCATTGAACAAGTCACGCTGTTGCTGTATCTCTGCATTAAATTCACGTAGAGCATTAACACTATTCACGTTAAACTGATCCATAGCATTCTGTTGTGCTGCATTGAACTGTGATGTTTGTGCAGATAGGTTAGCAAAGAACTGGTTAGTCTGATTCTCACTCTGTGCGTTGAACTGTGAAGCAGCATTCTCTGCAGCTTGATCAGTGAACATAGCTTGAATGTTTTGCTGAGTTTTGAACATAGCAGTCTGTTGCTCGTTAGACAAATTAGCCATATCCATCTGCAAGAAGTTTTGAGCATTCTGCACAGCAGCCTGTTGTCTATTGTTTAGGTTAGCCATGTCTAGTTGTGACAATGCAGCAGCCTCTGCCATAACCATAGCTTGACGGTTAGACAGGTTAGTTAGGTTCATTGTGTTAGCTGCACGAGAGTTCTCTAAGGCAATGTTCTGTTCAGCAGTAAAGTTCATATTGGCAATGTCACCAATACGTGCTGAGTTTTGTACACGAGCTTGGAAAGCTTGATCAAACTCTTGACCTAAGAATGTAGCACGTTGTTGTGCAGCTAGCATTGCACGTTGTTGACGGTTAGATAAGTTCTGTGCTTCAAACTGCGCTGTAGTCTGTGCATCCATCTGAGCGATAGGTAGCGCAGCTTCCATAGCAGCCTGTACTACAGCCTGACCTGCTAGGCTAGACGCACCTAAACCACGAGCAGCTAGTGTCTGCATCGCTGTACGCATAGACCCAGCAGCCCAAGCAGGTGTCTCCCCACCCTCAAACTGCTGCATAAGACCTTCTAGTTGTCCAGCTACAGTAGC